CCCACTGTTCGAAAAATTCTTGATAAATATCATATGATCCCTTGGAATCATCCGTATTCAACTTATCTAAAAAATGGCTTTTGTTTTGTAGATTCTCCGTAATTAAACTTTTATAAAATTCTAAAGTGTGATGAGCTATTTGGTTTTCTTTATAAGTATCAGATAATTTGCTCAAACCAGAATGCATACTGTGACATAAAAAAACGAAATTTTTATTATCTTCTCCCCATAAATCTTCTACATCTTTTTTCTCAAGTAACTTCTTAATTGGATTGATTAAATTATGCAAGTCTTCGAATTTATCTCCTTTTCCCCAACGACTAATTCCCTGTATTGTTCCTGGTTCTTGAAATCCAATCTCATTATTTTGAATTGAAATTTTAGTTCCTTCAGGATAATGATTTAATAATGATAATGCAACTGCTGTATTAATTGGGTCTAATAAAGTTCCCATATTTTTTGAAGATGAACTCCATAAATAATTTATTAAATTGGATGATATTATACTCATTAGTTGTGTCTGCATTTATCCAATATATTATTAATCTTTTAAGTTTTATTATTTCGAAAAAAATAAAACTTTAATTGTATTTAGCTTTCTCAGCAGCACTTAATGCGCGCCACATCTCACCTAATTTTTTACCAATTTGTCCAAAAGTAAATTTAGGGTTTGCCTTAACAACTTCTGAACGCTTTGCTTTCACAAATTTCATGTAACCAGATAATTTTCTCTTACCTCCTTCCATTATATAATATCAAATAAAAAAAATCTATTATAAATATATGAATATTACTAGTTTTAATGATAAATTTCCAATTTATTCAATATTTTTTTATTTCTTAATTATTGTAGCTGGACTTACTGTTAATACTTTCCCCTGCAAAATGAGATATGCATTGGATAATAATTTATATCTAAAACATTTCATTGGATTTCTAACAATGGTTTACTTAGTTGTAGTTGCTGAGCCATATCCAGATCAAAAATTGCTTCACATATTTCCAATCGCAGCCTTATTATACATTGTATTCATATTAATTTCCAAAACAGAGTACCCATTCTTTTTAGCAATATTATTTATACTTGGGCTTGAATTTGCTGTTATATTAACTAAAACTGAATTCAAAAAAGATTTGAAAGAACATCCTGAAAAAGAAAAAGAACTTCAACCTAAAATAAATACTGCAGTTGTTATTGGAAACACAGTTATGGTAGTAGTCATTATACTAACAATAATTGGAGTGTTGGCTTACATGGGAAGGAAGAAATACGAATACAAAGATAAATTTAATTACTTTACGTTCTTTTTAGGAAAAATAGATTGCAAATATTCTAAACCAAAGATTGGAATAATGAATTCATTCAAGCATTTGTAAAATTTAATGAGGAGGCATCTTGCCCCAAAAATTAATTGGTTCTTTATTTACTGCAGGGTAACCACTTGCACGTAAAATTTGTTCTTGATTTCTTACTGGTAAGTTATTATTGCAATAAAATAACGGTCCAATATTCCAATCTCTCTTCATTGGATAAGTTAGGGTTCTAAATGGAATACCATTTCCCAATTTTACTGCATGAACATCTCCAATGTTATTTCCACTTTTTTCACAAAAGACAAATTTTACTTCTGGCTGAACTAGTTCTTTTAGCATCTTGTCATAATATGAATTGGGATATTCAAGTGAAATTTGGAATTTTCCACCCTCTACTTTAGCGACTCCTTGATTGGGTGTTTTTTCGAATGCCACCTCTTCATTAGGATAAGGTAATCCACTTCCTGAAAAACTAAGACTATAAGTTGGAGGAGCAGCAGCCCAGTATCTTACAAATGATACACCTGATAAATCAGTTCTTCCATCAATTAAAAAATCCCCATTAGAATTATATTTAATATCTAAGACACAATCCATATACTGGGCATTACTACATTTCCATCTTGAGCACATTTTTTCATCTCTCTCTTTAAATATTTTATCGGCGTCGTAACCAAAGCTTATTCCGGCAAAATTAGTTTGACTCATAATTAAGTTAATAATAGATAAAAAAATTTATTATTAAATTAAATATTTATGCTCTAACATAATTACTAAAATGAGTTCTTATATAATTTCTTAATAAATCACCACAGAGAGTCCTATTATAGACGTACCAATTTTCCCTAAATATTGATGATTTAAAAAATGTACCCAATATTCCTAAGAATCGATTCTCTAAATCTTTCAAATGCTCTCCTTCAACTATTTGTTGTTGTCTATTTTGAGAAATATAATATAAAATACTAGCACATCTTGAAAATATAATCATTGAGATTTGTGATTCCATTTCTTTGTATCTTTTACTAGGTAATCTATCCTCTATTCCCATCAATTGATTATAATAGTAACTAACCTCAGGATGCTCAATAAATAATTTGAAAGTATCATCAAGTAAATCTTTTGTTAAATTGCTAAAAAAGAATATTGAATCAGCTGTTCCTTTTTCTTTATCTGTTTTAACTTGGAGTACAATAGTAAATATTGTAAAAACTATTACTATTGCACCAAGAAATTTAACATACCCTTTAAATTTTTCGTGTTTATGTAAATTAGAATTGAAGTAATATACACTAAAAATTACTACAAATATTATTAAAAATGTAAAAATAGTTACTATTTTCATAATTTAGTATATATTTTTATTGGGTTATAATTTATAAATAATTTATATGATATATTAAATGGGAATTCATTCAAAAGTATGGGGACAATATTTATGGAGATTGCTACACAGTATAACGTATTCTTATGAACCAAAAATGCCTGATGATCTTAAAGGTAAATATGTTAGATTTTTTCACGTTTTGAAAGACTTTATTCCTTGTCCAATTTGTAGAAATCATTATACAGAAAGATGTAATAAAAATCCACCGGAGAGAAATATGAAAAATACCGATGACTTAGTTTCTTGGTTGAACAATCTACATAATGAAGTAAATGCTGGTTTAGGAAAACCATTGATTTCTAAGAGGCAAGCAGATGCTTATTATGTAAAGGACGGTAAATTAACTTATGATTTCAAAGATTTCATTACTCTTTTTAGAATATTAACGATTATGAAATTTATAAACTATCCAGCTGTTCGAAAATTTTTAGAATTATTATTCGATATTTACCCAGGTAAGTACATGATTAAAAATGCACCAAAATCTCACAAACTTATAGAGACAGTTACTAGTAATCCAACCTTAAATGTTTGGATTATCTATTTTGATAATGAATTTGCAAAAAATAGGAAAATGAAAACTTATTTGAATATTGAGGTAGATCCAAAAAATAATCCTGAAGTAGAACAAAAAACAAAACAAATTAGTGATGCAAGTATAATGAGAACATCAACAAATGTCTCTCGTGAATTGTCTGAGAGACACTCTAGTAAATTAGTTAAAGATGAAGTCCATGATTTTCTAAAAAAATATCAAATTATTTAACTTTCTTTTTTCCAAGATAATTATAAAATTTATTACTAATTTTAAGAATTATAGGAATTCTTATTTTTGTCCCAGTAAAATTTTTTTCATCAAAAATGCAAAGCATAAAAAAACGAAAGTTTTCATTAATTCTTTTAGAATCTTCTCCCTCTAATTTAATCAATTCATAAAAAGGTTCATCAAAATTTATCAAATATTTATTTAAAGGATTTTCCACTTTTGTTTTTCTACTAATTATTGAATTAGTACTACCATTTGCGGCTTTCTTGCAAGGTTCATGTCTTTCATCTTTACGGCACATAAAAACTAATTGCAAACTTTCTTTTTCTCTAAAAACAAAATAGCCTTTCTCAAATAATTTTTTCTTATTAACAAATTTAAATTCATTCGTGTAGAATATTGTCAAATCATCATTTATCTTTTTTTCTTCATATTTATGTTCAACCTTACTTGGATCAACTAAAATAAATAAATCACTATAAATTTCTTTTATTGAAAAAATAGTTGGTTTTGGTGTTTGGTCTTCATAGCTTTGTTTATTTTCTTCATTGAAGTCAATTACATTCTCAGGTAACGAAGATTCAATCAAAAAATAATTATTTGGTGATTTTAATTCAATTGCATAAGTTTTAGGGATATAATCCAAAGGTGGATAGTCAATCGCTCTTGATTTGTAGAAATCAACAAAATAACTGTTTATTTCTTTTTTTAGCAAATGATTGAAAAACGCAATTAAAATTTCATTCTTGAATAATTTATCTCCTCTTTTCAATTTTGAAATATTTCTGGTAAAATCTTTATTATTGATTGCTTGTTGTTTTTCATAATTTGTTGGAAATAAAGATGCGTGATAATTTATAAAACCTAATTTAAATAAATCATTGAATTTTCCTGAATTATTAATCATTAATAATTTTGTAAGTTTTCTATTGCAAATTATAAATTGGACAAAATTTTTCCTTTTATATAAAAATTTCTCATCTCGCACAGCCTTAGAAAAAGAATCATATGATTTTTCAAATATATCTTTTACATCATTATAAAATCCTTCTTCTTTTTGCTTATTTCTATCTTCAGTACCATATAAAATAACTGTGTATGTTAAATGATTTTCAAATGGATATATTATCAATTCTTTTTCTAATACTTCCAAAAATGGCTCTTGAAATACTTCATTTTTTATTATCATCGCTTTCGCATTATTTTCTCCAAAAAAATCACCTGTATTTTCACTGTAATAATCATATCCTCCTTTTTTATTTTTTATATTTTTGTTAATCATATAATATTTATAAAATATTATAAAATTAATTTATTGAAAACGTTTGCAAGTTGGTCTCATTGGTTCTGGTAATGCATCTTGAAGTTGAGGATTATAGTCTTCACCACGTTCAATAGGAGTTGCATAATTATTTTGTCCTAAACCATTGCAGCCATTTGGCATACATAATCCAAAGCGCTTGTTATAAACACAAGAACTCTCATTAGGGATTCTTTTATAAGTGCAACTTGGGCAACCGTTCTTAAATTCATTGTAGGCATCATTTAATTCAATGATTTTTAAACCATTGTGAATCAAAAATTGTCTATAAGAATAACTATCATAAACTTTATTTTCAATTCTAATTAAATCATTGACATAGGATGAAGGACGATAATCGGTAAAAGCACGTCCATCCTCCATAAGAGCTGGGCAGTCAAAATATTTATTATTTGAAGTCTTATTACAACTATTAGCCATTATATAATATTCCTACAAAAAAAATTTATACTAATTTCCACCTTTTTCTATTTCCATTCCCAACAACTTCATATATTTTTCCATCATTATTTGATTTTATCTTTGTTCCAACTTTGTAGTCTTTTGCTGGCTGGTTAGGAACATTTTTCTTTGGTTTCTTAGATTCACCAACATTAATACTCTTAACATCTTCACTTTCTTCTTCATTCCCTTCCTCTTTTTCTTCCTCCTTTTCTTCATTTTTTATTTCTTCACTTGCCTGCTCAACAATTTTTGTTTCTTCATTCTTAACTTCTTTAGTCTCATTTGAAGTTTGGATAACCTTTTCATCATCAAGAGCTAGCTCACTCTCAATCAATCTTTGAGCTTCATCTTCGTCATCTTCTTCTTC